TTGGTGCGCGGCGGCGGCGACGAATAGAACCCGCCCGTTCTGGCTAGCTGGTCCAGAGCGTACGACGCGTACAGGCCCGGTTTCTGCGCCCAGTCACCCGATACGTCACCAGCGAACGACGGCAGCGTCGGTGCGATGCCGAGCGCGGCCCGGTTGTCCAGGCACGACACCTGCACAGTACCGGCCTGCATGTCTACCGTGTAATCATCAACCACCCCGGTGAACACCGTGACCTGTTCCGGGACGGTAGACCCGGGCAGGTACAGCCCCGCCTGAATGGTGACCGTATGGTTGAGGATGTCGGTGCGGTACAGCGGCGAATCGTTCTCGGCAGGGTTCAGTAGCCACGCCACCGTTTTGGTGGCGTCGGTACGGTCGATCAGGCCGGTGAGGGTGAGCGTCGCGGACGCGGCCGGGTAACCGGAAATCAGGCGGGTACCGTCCGGCATGTCCGTGGTCAACTGCCGGTCCACCGTCAACGACTCCACGAACAGCGGCGACCGCAACAGCGCGTTCCCCGCTACCCCGAAATCGATGGTGACCGTGTGCGTCACGGTCATGGCGTTGCCGGCGATGGTGGTCGCGAACGCCGCTGTGGATGCCTGCATCAGATCTCGACCAGTTGGATGCCGTGGTCGCGGAGCACCACCAGCGTCGATTGGGACGCCAGGCCGGCGCCTGAGGAGCCGCCGGCCGGTCCGAGGATCACACGTGGTGATCCGGTGCCGGTCACCCACGCCCCCCGTGGCGTGGCCGCTGTGGGCAGGTATTGCGTGTCCGCGTTGGAGAACAGCAGCGGGGGGGAGCTGTTGGTGTTGCAGGTGAACCCGTGGATGACGTAGGTCGCGCCGACGTTCGCCAGCACGGTTGCGGTGAACTGTGTCCACGTCGTGCCTACCGTGGCGTTCACCGACGACGCCGACACCAACGACCCGGCCGCGTTCATGCCGTACGCGAAAAATGTGAGGTTAGCTGTGCCCGAAATGGCCCGCGAATACGCGGACAGCGAATGCGTCACCGCCGACCCGTCAGTCACACCGGGCGGCGCCGATAACACGTCCGGTATCAGCGTCCCCGCCGTATACGTGCCGAGCCCCATCTTCGACCCGGACTGTGCCCCGGTCCATCGGGCCACCCCTGACCCGGCCTGGAACGGTGTCACCGTCCCGTCGTAGGTGAGCGACTGCGACGTCACCGACAGGGACCACGCCGACAGGGCTTGGAACCGGACACCGAACGTGGACGCATCCAAAGCCAACGCGTTCCGCCATGCTGGGTCAACGAAACAGAACGGGCCGGCGCCGTAGATGCCGGTGTAGAACTGGACCAGCAGGTCCGCGCTGTCCGGGGTCATGCCCGTGAACGACAGCGGCCACGTACGACGCGGGTCCCGCCTACGGGTGACCGTGTTCCCGCCGCCCGCGAGCTGATGCAGCACCTCCGCACGGGACATAGCCGACGAATAGCCGTGGTCCACTACCCGCAGTTTCTTCAACGTCCCGGGTGTGCCGAGGTAGAACGACTTGAACGCGGACCCGAGCGCCGACAGAGGCAACGTCATGTCAGTTCCTCCGGTTCAGGCGTTGGTTGGCGTCGTTGACGGCGCGGGCGAGGGGTTGGCCGCCGCGTTCCAGGACGAGCTGCACCGGCCTGTCCCCCACGGATGCGGCTAACGCGTCTACACGGTTGATCAACGCATCCAGGCGGGCCGTCACAGCGTCGCCGCCCGGGGACGCTGCGACCGCGACAGAACCGCCCTGAGCCCCACCGCCGCTCGTGCCGGAGTTGATCTGCTCCAACAGCGGCCGGAACTTCGCGGTCGCGTCCGCGTTCACCACGAACTCCTTGTTCGACAGCCGCGCCACAATCGAATCCGACGTGCTGGTGCCAGGCCCCTGCACATACCCGCCGCCCGCGTACACCGCGAGACGGCCACCCGCTGTCGCGCCGGTAGGGCCGATCAGTTGGGTACGGATCAGCACATGCCGGTCCTGGGACAGTTGGGCGAGTTTCTTTTCCACAGCCGCCACGTTCGACAGCGTGACCTGAGTGTTCTTCAACGACGGGATACGCGCCAACGCGGCCCGCACGTTAGCGATGCGCTGCTCAGCGGTGAGCGTCCCAATCACCACAGTCGAGTTCTTCACGGACGGGACACGCCCGATCGACGCGATCAACGCGTCGACCTGCTGCTTGTTCAGTCCGGCGGCAGCGGCAGCCCTCTTAATCTGCGCAATGTTCGCCTCGTACGCGGCTGTGCCCTTGGTGAGCGACCCGGACTGGTTCGCGACCGCCTGCGACAAGCTGTTGTTCTGCTGGATCAGGGAGATGATGTTCGCGACGTTCCGGTTACCCGCGCTGGTCATGTTGTCGAGTGAGGCCGCGTACTTGTCGCCGCCCTGTTTCGCTGTCAACACGGTTCCGGTCAGGTTCAGCAGGCCGGCGTCGAACTGGTTCGTGGCCTGCGCTGTGTCTAGGGCTTTACCGTTCAACTGGTCCAACGCGAGTTTCAGCAGTCCGGCTTTGTCACCGGCCACGGCCATCTGTTCGGCCTGCTTTTTGGTCGAGTCGGCTGACTGTGTCGCGGCGTCTTTCGCGTTCAGGTATCCGGCAGCGGTCAGCCCGAGTGCTTTCGCGGCGGTCTGATATTCCGGGTAGGTGATTTTGAGGACGTCTAGGTTTTTCTGATCGGCGGCTGTCTTTTTGGCGATCGCGTCTGTGCCGGTCTGGTATGCGGTGATCGTTAGCCCCACGGCGGCGGCTTGCGCGGCCAACTGCGGGTTCATCTGCGCTAGCGCCGCATCATACTGCTGCAATGCTTGCGTATTGGTGTCAACGGTCGTCTTCGATGTAGCTAACGCTTTCTGCTGCTCCTTAAGTTTACCCGTGAGCAATTGTGCGTCAATAGCATTCTCGCCGAAGCTCAACCCCTGCGCTTCTAACGCTGCTATAGTATCGTTAACGGAGAGATTCTGCTTATTGAATAGTCCGATTAATGTAGTGGTGGTAAGGCCCGCTTTAACAAGGCTCTGATACGATTTGTCATCAGCGAGATTCTTTAGCAGCGTTTGGTTTGTTGCGTCTTGCTGCGCTCCGGCGTTGTCGGTGAGCGCCTGCGTGTACGACTGTGTGTCTTTCGCGAGTTGCTGGGCCTGCTTCGCGTTGTTGTTCATGATCGAGGTGAGCGCGAACATGCCGATGCCGACGACAGCGGCGACACCTCCGAGTATGCCGAGACTCCCTGCGGCGCCTACTCCGGCCGCTGCGCCCGTGCGTGCCATCGCCGCTGAGACAGCGTCGAACACTGACGTCAGGACCCTCAGTGCGAGCCCGGCTGTGCGCACCGCAACGAACGTGGTAACCAGTGTCGCCAACACAGGCATGGGCAGCGAGTTGATGACGTTCGCGAGCGCAGTGATCGAGTTGAGCACCACCCCACCCAACGGCCCCGCCGCCCGACTGATCCGGCCCAGCGCCGTGAACAACGCCTCAAACGCGTTAACCACCCTCGGCAGTTGCGACTGCGCGTACGTGCTGAAATTTTGCAGCCCCGACCCCGACGCCCACGCCTGCAACGAGACAGCGCCCCGATCGAAATAGGCGAGAATCGTTTGGAACAGCGGCGACAGCGTGTGCAGACTCGTGATGAACGCGGACAAGGTACGGCCCGCGATGTCGCCGGTCACGCCGGAAAACAACGCCACCTGACGTGTCAAGTTCGGCATCTGTGTCTGCAACTGCAACACGGCAGCGTTGAACGGGCCGAGCAGCCCCGACGCCGCCACCCCCTGCAACGTCTTCAGGTTGCCTTTCAGCAGGCCGATAGCACCCGCAAACACCTGCCCGGTTTGGGTGCCGGCGGTCATCTCCTGTTTGACGCCGCGTATGCCGAGGAGCAGCGACCCGGCCGCGAGCGCCGCCGGGCCGAGCGCCGCTACAGCGACCGCGCCGATCGGCAGCAACGCCGGAGCGAGCAGCAACGCACCGTCTAGCAGCAGATTGAACGAGAACCCCAGGTCGTGGGTTTTCCGTTCAAGCGCCTCCTCTTCATGCCGCAAAGCGGCCAACTGTGCGGCAGCGGCGGCTGCGTCGACACGGACCCGGATGTTCGGGGACTCCCGGGCGAGCGCCGCCAGACGGGTTTGGATCTCATCGATCTGCCGGATCGCGGTCTCGTCATCGATACGGCCGATACGGAGATGCGCGTCGGTCTCACGGATTTGGCGGCGTAGGTTCTCCAGCTCGGCGACAGCGGGGTCGGTGTTGGCGTCGATGGTGACGCGTGGGGGCAGCGACCGGATAGCCGCGTCAACCCGGGTGCGGAACTCGCGGGTGAACGCGTCGCCGGCCTGCTGCCCGACACCTCGGCCTAATCCGCCGCCGCCCGCGCCCGCGCCGCCCGCTTCGCGGATACCGCGCTGAATTTCGTCGCGGATGTGGCCGGCCAGTCCGGCCTGTTCCACCGATCGGCGAATGTCCGACGAGAGCTGGTCGGTGATGAGCCGGACCCGGACGAACGCTGAACCGACCGGCGTGGTCACGGCGCGACCCCGTACGCGGGTTCCCGCAGGCCGGGCATGCCCGGCACCTGCTCAGCGCCCGGTTCCACCGCGACGGGGCGTCCGTCCGCGTAGGACCCCGCCAACGCCGAATCTGCCGTACCGAACGGGTTCGGGTCTTCGAACCCGTCATCCACAGCGGCAGACGGGGTTGTGGCTGCGAACGCGCGTGCGAACCTGGCACGGGCCTCGCCCTGCTCGGTGGTGGCGTCTTCCTCCCACGCCGCCAGCACGGCAGCACCGAACTCGGACACCGGCATGACGGTCATGTCACGTCCTGTCCGCCACATCATCCGCCCTCTCAGCACCGTGTACCGTTGCACCCCCCAGGCCAAAACGGTTGTCGCTAAGCCTGGTCGCCGGTAGGGAAACGCATGTACTCCCCGAGGACCCAGTCCGCAATCTCGGCGAGTTGCGCCCCGGTCGGGCGGGTCGCTTTCACGGCGTCGTGGAAAGCGGGCAGGTCGTCGGGTTCAATGATCCGATCCCACAGCGTCGCGATGGTGCGTAGCTGGGTGGGGCCGTCCATGCCGGACAGGTCAGCGACCATGCCGAGCACCACGGTGGTGTCCTGAATGTCGACCACGCGGATAGTTCGGCCACCCAACGAGAACGTGGCAGGGGTACGGGCCGGGTTCCGGAAATCGAACACATGCGGTGCCACAACGTCGGGTTCAGCGACCGGACGCAAATCAGTGGTCATTGCGTGAACTCTCTAAGCGCATCGGTTAGATACGTATGCGGCTGTGTGCCGGGATGGTTCACGCTTCTCCGGAATATCGTAACGCCGCCGATGGTGAACCGCAACGCCCGGCCACGTCTCGCGACTATCCGGTGGGGGCGGGACCCCTTCGACACCACAATCGCGTAACCACGTCGTTTCTTGTCGGGGTTCACACCGATCTCGGCTTTCAAACCGGACGCAAGTTCGGATCGGACCTGCCGGATCTCGCCGGCCATTCGCCCGGTACGGCGCGGCGCCGCCGCTTTCACGGCCTGCTCAAGCTTGTCGCAGCGTCGCCCGAAATCGCGTCCCGCCGGGCCGTCCCACGACTTGAACAGCCGCATCCCCGCAGGGTCTTCCACGAACGTCACATCACCTGCCGCCATCAGGACGGCCACAGTTCGACGGTGGTAGTCAACTGGACACCACCGAAACCGCCCTGAGGGTGGAACACGGTCGTGGTTTGCGGGACAGGTTGCCGGCCTTGCCCGACCAGCGTGTACGCGGCGTTGACCAGCACGGCGGTATCAGCGCTGATCGCGGTCAGGTCGGTGAGGAACTGGTCCGCTGTGGGAGGGACGCGGCCTTGCGGATCCGCTGAGACGGCGCACACCGGCCGCACAATCCCTGCTTCCACGGTCAGCGTCCACATGGTGGTGTTCCCGACGCCGGGCCACGACTCGGCCCCGAACGATTCGACACCTGTGCCGGCGGCGGGTTCGGGCAGTCCGAGCTGCACCGACATGGCCGCGACGTACAGCATCGCGCAATCCCAGGTGGCGCCGCCGGTCAGTTGTAGCTGCCGCGCCGGCAGTGTGACAGACATGTCGTCGCTGGCCTGCACGATCGTGTCGAGGACACGACCTACGCATTCGGTGACCGTCGACGGGTCGAACACGACGGTGGTGGTCACGACGCGGCCCACACCCAGGTAGGTGCCGCGCCCGGGTAGGTGAGCGTCACCGACGACAGAGCGGGGATCATGAACATCGCGCCCGTTAACGCCCCGCCGAGACCGACAGACAGTCCGTCCACAGCAACGTCGGTGACCGTGCCGGTCAGGGTGATCTGCACCGGACGGAGGAACGGCGACACCACCGGCACGGCGGACACCGGCACCGCAGGCGCCGTCACCGGCCCGGACGTGCCGTCATCGACCTGCACCGACGACAACCTGCGCGGCGGCGGCGCCTCTGGTGACACCACCATTGAGCGGGTTTTACCGCCCGAATACACCTTCAACACCAGGTCCACGTAGTACAGGCCGGTGCGGCCCTTGTCCAGGAAGTCCTGTGGGTCTATCAACGTCCAGGACACGCCGTCGCGGACAACTGACGTGACCCGCTCGGGGAGTTGACAGGCCCCGCCCATGTCCGCGCGGGCGAACTGGTCCGCTAGCTGATCGATCGCCCGTTGCACATCCGGGGCCGGCTCAGACCCGTACGTGTACTCCACAGTGATGATGGTGGTGCCGGGGCGGGGGAACATGTTCGGCCACAGATACGGGCTAGGCGGGTAGTTGGAGTCGATCCACAGACCGTTGCCGCCCCACCAGTTCGGGAAATCGAGGCGGTGGCCGCCTGACAGTTCGAAGTTGATGGGCTGTGTCTGCTGGTCGAGGACCGAATGCACCGTCAGCACCGGACGCCCCCACAGCGTCACCGTTTGGCATCCGTACGGGACCTGGTACTTCTCGGTCACACGACGTGGGGGCCATGTCCAGCGCCATCCGAGGAGCCCGGACATGATCCGGGTAGCGATCAGTTGCAGCTCCGGGGAGGGGATAGGTGTCGTCACCGGCACCTACCCCCTTTCCGTCGACCGAAGAACCTCGTGAGAGATGAAACGCGCGGGTTAGGACACGAAGCCGTTACCGACCGTCGGTAACGTCGCGCCGCGCGCGTACTGGTACGGCTTGTCCGTCGCGAACGGCCACAGCGGGGTGGCGCCGCCGCCGCCGAACCCGGAGTTACCGAACCCGAACCCTTCGATGACCGTGGCCAACAGGCCGTTCTCCAACGTGCGGTCACCGTTCAACACGAGCTGGCACGACGGGAACACCCATTGCCAGTACGGGTTCACGGCCGCGAGCCGGCCGTTCGTGTACGCACCGGACCACACCCGGAGGCCGACCCCGTTGGGTACGGTGATCGCACCGGACGCCTGCGACGCGTACCCGGTGACCGCGCCCGTACCCGGTGGGGGTGTCAGCGTCGACCCGCCCGCCAACAGGGCGATCAGTTCCGGTTCCGGGTTGCACAACTCGATATGAATGTTGACGTACTTGAAGATATCGGGTGACTTGAACACTGCGCACAGGGATCCGTCAGCGGCCTTCTGCGCGACCTCATCACCGGACTCGTACACGGGCGTGAACCGCACCATGATCATCTGATTCGAAATCCACACCGACCCGGACGTGCCCGTCGTGGGCACCCCCGCAGCCGACAGATTCGACACTTCCAACGCGAACGCCCTGATGCTGACGGCGTGATCGGTAGCGACCGGAGGCATTAGCTGCTCCTCATCTAGACTGCTCGGACGGCCGAAGCCGGGTTGAATTCGACAGCGGCCAGACGTTGCGAGACCAGCCGTACACGGTTGATGGTCGGGTCGTGGATTTGGAAGTCCTTGATCGTGGAACCGAGCCGGACGATCACCGGTCCGGTCGCGGCGACCGCTGTGGCCGGGTACGACGGTGACATGACGATCGGGGTGCCCGTCGCTTCCAGGTACAGCTTTGACGAGGTGGGGGTCGGTGATGCGGCCTGCCCGATCGAGAGGGCGATAGCCGCCTGATACCCCATGTGCAGCGTGGGGTTCGAGTCGACCGACCCGGCGTAGTAGGCGCCGAGCACGCTCGCGACCGTCGTGGTCACATCCGCCGACGCGGCCACCGTGTCAACATCGGAGTTCAACATGAACGGTTCCCGCGGCCCCCACCCCGGTAGACCGTTCCACAGCACGTACCCGGCGGTGCGGTCCGTGGCGTCGTCAAGGTAGCTGTGGAGGCGGGCGTACAGGTCTTCCTGCTGCCGGTCCGTGCACCGTTCCGGCGCCAACGCGGACACCATCGCGCCGAACGCGGACACCGTGTACACGGAAGGGGTGCCGGTTAGCGACCCGGCGATCAGGGACGCGTTCCCGGACACGCACCGGTCTTGCGCGATCAGCGCGGCTGCGGCGTCCCAGTATTGGATGTCGCGGGGGACTGCGGCCCAGTCTTGGCCGGCGTCGTCGGTGTCGGATCGGATGACGGTGGCGACGTCGAGCAGCGTCGACATGTCAGTACCCCGCAGGATCTACGCCGTCGACCAGACGCCGGAGAGCTTCCAGCGCCTCAGCCTGCGAAGACCACGATCCCGACAACAGGAACCCCCCATTCGAGATAGTCCAGGAGGACCCTGAAAGGTTCTGCACGAATATGGTCGTCCCGGAATCGATGCGGAGATACCCGCTGGCACCCCCGGCTGTGGTTCCTAGAGCCCACATGCGCGTTCCTCCTTTCGCCAGTCTGCGGAGGGTCCCTCTTGGAGACCCTCCGCATAGTCGGGGGTTAGCTGGAGACAGCGGCGAGTTGGCCGCCGACCTGACCCTGGGTGTGCGTGATCGTGGTGACCTGCAACGACTCGATCCCGACCTTCGCGATTCCCTCGAAGTTCTCGGTGAACATGCGGTAGTCGTTCGTGCCCACGAGCGTGGAGTCGCGGACGATACCGATGTCGAGGGTGCCGCCGTCGAGGAACAAGAACGTGCCCTCAGCGAAGATGTACCACTTGAACTGGGTCGGGAAGTCCAGCAGAGACCCAGTCGTCTGAGCTCCGGTGAACGTGGAGTCATCCAGATGCCACGACGCGGTCACGTTCCGCGACGCCAGCCACGCGGTGATCGCAGCGTCGGCGTAGTCGAGCACGTTGTCCGTGGCCGGCGACTGCGACGCGGCGATGTCTTCGCGCATCGCGTCCCGCACCCACGACGGCACCAGGACCCGCAGCTTGGCGTCAGAAGCGAGACGGTGCCGGGTCCGGTACGCGGACGCGGCCCGTGCGGCAGCGGAGAGGAAGTCCCGTGCGGTGCCGAGCTTGAACGTGGACGTGACCGCTGTGGACAGCGACGACACCGACGTCAGCAACGTCTGCTCCGCCAACCGGGCCTGAGCGATGATACCCAGGTTGGTGTTCGCTGCCACCATCTCCGGATATGCCCGGGTCATGAAGTTACCGAACTGCATCTCCAACGTGATCGCGGAGATGGACACGGTTTGCTCGGCGCCGCACGCCACCGTCAGCACGTTCTTCGTCGCACCACCCGGGGTCGTGTCCACCGCAGCCGTCCACACACCGACAGCCCCGGTATCACCCGCCAGCGTCGGAGGCGCGATGAACCGGATACCGCCACGGGTGGCCTGGAAACCGGGGAACGCGTCACGGACCGGACGGTCAGACACACCCATCCCGAACACGTCATACCGTGATTCCAGCGGCGCGCAGTACCCACCCGACGCGATCAGCGCCGACGTTTCCTGCACGTTCGCGCCGATCGCCGCGCGGATCTTCTCCGCGTTTTCGCCGGGCTGACCGCCGATGAGCTGACGTTCCGCCGGGAACTCGTTCCGCACCGACGCGACCAGGACATGTTCGCCGCGTCCCTCAGCCGAGCGGAGCGCGTCGATCCGGTCCAGGAACGCCTGGTTGACCTGCTGGCCGTCAGCGAATTCGACGCCGGCAGAGATGCCGCGCAGGTCAGCCCCGGCGACGATGACACGGGTTGAGGCGGCCACGGCGGGAACGGGCCGGTTCTCAACCGGGATAACTGGGGTATCAACCACCGCAGTGGCCTCCTTCGAGTGAGCAGGGATCTCCGGGGCGGCGCTCGCGGCCGGTTCCGGGGCTGGTTCATCCACGGCGGCCGGCGTCTCGGCCGGCACGTCCGGGGGTACGTCCGGGGCGGGGTCCGGTTCGAGGACCGGCTCCACCACCTCGGGGGTGTCGTCTGCGGCGGCCGTGATCTCCTTCGACGCCGCGTCCGTGTCGGCAGCGGCGGAGGTGACCGTCACGTCGGTAGCCGCGTCAGGGTTGTTGTCCGTGGACGTGTCGTCGTCTCCGTCGCCGTCCGGGTCGGTCGGGTTCAGGCCACGGGACTGCGCCTCGGTCTGGACCTGGTCCAGAGCGTCCGCGAGAGCGGACATGCGTTCCACGTCGTTGCTTTCATCAGCTGCCGTGAATTCGGTGACGATCTGCGTTTCAAGGCCGGCGAGCGCGTCGTTCGAGAGCTGCGCCAGATTCGCGAGCTGATCCTCAACGGTCGGCGCGCCGTCAGTTGGTGCGGTCATACCTACTCCCACTTGTGCGGTTGGCTACAGGTGTGGGAGGGGACCGTCACGGCGTCGCCTCTACCTCGCGCGGGGAAACAGAAGTTCGTTACCCCACTTACTTGCATGTCACATTAACAGCGGGCGGTCACTTTCGGTTGCCCACCGCGAATGCGACACGCGCTTTCAACCCCGCCCGCGCAACAGCGTCCTCGACGGCGGTCAGCCGGTCGTACACGCCGATCGCCTCCGCCTGCCTGCGCTGCCACATGTCCTGCGCACCCGCCGCGACCAACGCGACAGGTGCACCACCCGCGACCAGACACTCGGCACGCGGGATCGGGAAGCCGGGGGCGTTGACCTGGCACACCGCGATCAGTTCCAGACGGCCGTTGATGGGGCGCCAATCACCGGACGGCGCCGACGCCCGCAACGCCCGCACCTGCGAGTCGGTGACGTCAGGGCGCAGCGCTCCTGCAACCCAGATGCCGTGGCGGTCCTCGCCCGCGTTGACGTCCGCGACCGTCGAGTCGGTGTCGTCGTAGTGTTGGACGGCGCTGGCCGCATCCGCGCTCAGGGGAGCGTGGCCGCCTGCGAGGGTGAGTTGACCGACCGGCTGATCATGTCCCTCGGCGGTGCGGACGACACCCGTCTTGTAGTAGGCGTATCCGCTGCGTGAACGCGGCGGGGTCACATTCCCGGGCAACCCGATGTGACGTGTGCCGAACGCCGCGATGTGCCCGAAGATGCGGCCGTCTGCCGTGACCGTCAACGGTGTAGGCCGCAGAAACGTCGGAGGCGTGAACCACTCCGTAGGAGGCGCAGACGGGCCGCCGTCAGCAGTCAACGCCCGCACCAGCACCCCATCGAACAGGTCCGTCTCCGTATACGTCTGCCGCTCAATCTCAGCCATGAGAGGCGTCACCTTTACCGTCGCCGTGTTTACCGGGCCACGTCCCCGTAGCCAGCTTGTATAGGTTCGCGCACTGACCGTGCACCTGCGCCGGGTTCACGTACTTCGCCAGCTCGCGGACACACCTGTCATAGGAGCCGTGTGTTCCCCACCGCACTTTCGCGACACCCTTACCGGCGACCCAGTAGTCACGCAACGCGGAAGGTGTCGCCGTGTGCGCTGGAGTGTCCGCCGCAACCAACGCCGATGCGGGCACGGCAGCGATGTCGCGGGCCAATTTCGCGGCCCGTTTCTTGCCGCTGGCCGTGAGTTTCAACGCTGCCGCAGTACGCCGTTTCCGTTCCACCGACGCTGTAGCTGTCGCCTTCGCCTGCCATGTAGCGCGCCGCCCAGCCTCAGCCTTCGACGCTGCCGCCTGTTGCGTCTGCGGTAACGCCGCGATACGCGCGGTGGCGGCGGTGCGGCGCTGCTGCTCCGCCGCGTTCTCGTTCGCTGTCTTCGCCGCGTACGCCTGCTGCTTATCCTTCTCGACCTGCCGTTCCGCTTTCGCGGCGGCAGCCGCAGCCTTCTTCAAGGCCGCGACCTTCGCGTCGTGGATCTTCTTCCGCGCTGCCGCCGCCTTGTTCGCGGCGCCCTTACCGCTCCCGCCGCCGCCTTTAGCGTTTTGGAGGATGCCGGTGATGTTGCCGTTAGCGTCGGTTTGGAAGCCTGCGAATTTCTGGTTCTTCCCCAACGACGCCGGGCCCGGTGTCGGGCCGCTGCCGGCTTTGCCGCTTTTGCTTTTACCGCCGCCTGAGCCTGAGCCTCCGCCTGCTGACCACTTGCCGGTAGCGTCGCGCTGCTCCCCTGGGTCGAACCCGGCAGTCACCGACGCGGGAGACCCGCTGAATGGGAAGTCGCGACGTTCCGTGCCATACCACAGACCTACGCCCTCAGCGGGGAACGGGGTACCCGCAGGCACAGGCGGCTGGTCCGGTAGCCCGTACCCGACCGTCACATGCGGGGTGTAGCCGTGGTTCTGCACCACCGGCACACCGTGACTCTCCAGATGGTCTACGAGGGTTTGCCGCATCTCCGGGAGCGGCGCTGCGTCCACCAACGCCACCGACACAGGTGCGTCCTCGTTGCCGGTGCCGGCGAACAGGCCCGGGCCGGACAGTTCCCCCGTGAACGGCTCCCACTGCCCGGCCCATTCCTCGACCAGGTTCGACAGTTCGTTCACGTCGAGAGGGCAGTCCCGGGTGTGGCCTAGGTAGGCGACGGTGACGTGCATGTCGTCCGGGGCGAGACCGTCCGGGACGGCGAGCTGGTTCGCGAGGTCGGCCGGCACGGGCAACGCGACCATGATCCCTTCATCCTCAACGTCCTCAACGTCCTCAACGTCCATGTCGTCTGCCGGGCCGACGTCGGCGATCAACGTCAGATACACGGCGTCGTGGTCGTCCACAGCCCGCACCACGTTCCTGACCTCGCCAGGCGGAATAGGAACGATAGGGGCTCCCGATGCGGTCAACACCCCCACAGCGTCGTCAACGTCCGGAACCCACACCCCACCGGCACGCACAGCCGACATGTCGTCGTCGGCTACACGGAACACATCCAACACGGCTGTGGTGTCGACGTCATCGCAGACCGCGTACACGCCGGCATGCAGCGCAGCCCCAGCCGTGACCGGCGTGGGGGCGCCCTTACGCAGCCACGTCTTAGGCTCACCCGCACGCAGCAGCAGGCCCCCGTTACGGGCGGTCGTGTCCATCGCGTCCGTGAGGAGATCCCCGGACAGTTCAACCACCGTCAACCCGGCAGGTTCGGCATCCTCGCTGATCGGTGCCCACCCGGCGCCGTCCCACCGGCACACACCCTCACCGGACGCGGCGATAACTGCCGTCACGATCATGTCATCGGCGTCGGGGGCGAGGACACCGAATCGTGCCCTACCGTCCGGGATATCCACGACCCTGCCAGGGGCGGTCACCGACCGGCTGTACAAGCCCTCAGCCCACTGCCGTACCCGACCGTCAACCCCGGACGCGATCAACGCCAGCAGCGTCGTAGCGCCGACAGGGAGCCGGCTCCCGAGATCCCGGAGACGGTCCGCGTCGACACCGTCAGCCGACGTGGCGGCAGCTCTAGCCGCCTGCGCCACATCGACAGGGACGGTGACCTGACGCGCCACCATCAGCGGCCACGGGCAGCTTCAACAGCGGCGCGCATCACAGCCGGCGTCATCCGCGACGCAGCCAACGGCGGCGGCACATCCGGGGGTGTCTTCTTGGCTGGCTTCTTCTTGCCGTTGAATTTCGCCCTCAGAGCGTCCACATCCACCGGCTGCGTGGCCGGGGCAGCGGCGGCAGGCGCCGGCTCCGGGACCGGCGCCACCATCATGTGGGGGGCGCCAGCAGCGGTCAGCTTCGCGACTACAGCAGCCGCTACCGCGTCGAGCTGCTCCGGTGTCAACGCTGGAGGGGACGCGTACACCGTGACGTTCTGCGGCAACTGGGGCGCAACAACCAGTTCAGCCAGCACGGCGTCGCCTCCTTCAATCTCTGACGTTTCGGTGTCCATGATGGCAGTTTCAGCGGTTTCGGTGGTGTCGTCGCCGGGGCTGTGCGCTTCGAGGACCTCCGCCGCGTACAGCTCCGGCACATCCCGGTACTGTTCGAAGTCGGCGGCGAAACCGTCCGTGTCCGCCTCCACCTCGGCAGCGTCACCGCCGGCAGCCGTGATCAGCTCCCGCACCTCATCCGCCCACACCGCGACCGCGTCGTCCGCTTCGACAGCGGCGGCCGTTTTCGGTGTCCACGTATCCGGCAACAGATCCTTCGAATGCAACGCGGTCGCACGTTTGATGATGTGTTTCTTCGCGGCGGCCTTGTTCTTCGCACGACCGAACGCCCGTACCGCACGCGACAGGGCGGCGCGGTCCGTGATCGGGAAGCTGCCGTCAGGGAGTGCCGCGCCGGACTTCGCGAGCTTGTCCCGAGCGGCCTGGCTCATCGTCGCCGCCGTGACACCCCACTCCTCCGGGATCAGGTCCGGCCGGCCCAGCGTCTCAGCCCTTTTCGCGACGTACCACCGCGCCGCCGGATGCGTCTGCCCGAACGTGACAGCGCCGGGCAGTTCCCCCACCGACGCGACAACCGGGATCATCGACATGCGTAACCTTCTCTACGGGGCATTGCCGGCACGGCCGGAGAATAACACGGCGTGTAAACATGTCGTGGCCGACACGCAGCATGGGTGTTGCTGACAGTCACGACGCGGTCCTAGGTGGCAATGTCCCGCCGGGCGGTTCCGCCGCAGGCAACGCCGCCGGGGGCGTCGGCCCCAGCGGGATCGTCGCCGCCTTATCCCCAGCCATACCGGCCTGAGCCTGCGTCACCAACGACGGCGCCGACTTGAAAAACGTCGGGAACACCTCCCGCGCCACATAGTCGATCAGGTTCGGCGGCAACTGCGTCTTAGACGTCAGCATCCGCTGGATCAGTTCCTCATCCGAAGGCGCGTCCGACGCGGAGAAGCCGTGCTCACGGCGCCACGCATCATCCGACAGGGCACCACGGTCGAACCCGGCGTCCGCGTCCGCGCCCCTATCCGGGCGGGTCACAATCTCCGACGGGTCATACCAGATAACGACCTTCGCGACCTGTTCCGGGTCCCAGCCGTGGACCTCCGCATCCGCCCGCAGCAACGGTTGCAGAAACACTTTCGTCAACCCGTCAACCCAACTGAGCGCTTTCGGCTCAACGGCCTGCTTGTACAGGTTTTGGTCCACCAACTGCCCGTTGCTGAATCGGACCTGGTGATAGCCGGTGATCGCGTCCTTAGGTAGATCCAGGCCGTTCAACACGCGGGTAAGAACCGTCTCCGCGCGGGCAGCGAGATGCTCATCGATATCGCGGGCCATGCTGATCCACTGCACCCCCGACCCGCCGGACTCCGCTTCCGGGCCGGTGAACACCATCGGCACCACCGCCGCGCCGTGCTGATCATCCATGACCGGCTGAGTCATCGTCGTCATCAGATCGGTGAGGAACGGGTACTGTTCCTCCGCGCCGGGCTGGTCGACGTTTCCCTCCGCGCCCGGCGTGCGGGACGCTTCCAGGATCGCCGGGGGCACATACAGCAGGCCGGCGTTCATCCTCGACCGGATCGTGTTCCGCGACATCCGCGACAACAAGATCAGTTCTTCGCAGTCGGCAAGCACCGACCGTAGCGAACAGTCCGGGTCGGCCGAATACATCGGGTGCTGGGTCCAGAACCGGGCGACCGGTGTGTCCCTGGACAGTCTCCGGGGCGCTAACGCCGACGTCGACAGCGACGGCTGCAACAGCACAGTGCCCGCAGCGTCAACTTTCAACTCGAAATTCGACCGTATCGACCATTGATTATCGATACAGGCCAAATAGCATTCGCCCGCGACCTGATCGTTCAGGGCGTATGCGCGTTGCATCGCCGGGAGGCCGGCGCCTGTGTCCAGTTGGCCGACCAGTTCCCGGGCACGCTCCGCCAGGCGGGGGTCGATACCTGTCTGATGCCCAGCCAACACGGCGCCGTCGGCGTCGCGGAGCGTGGACGCATCCCCGATCTCGACCGGCGGTTCGTCCGCGTTCACGACCACAGCGGCATGCACCCTGAGCCGGGACATCAACGCGGCGACAAGGTTGAACCCGTACCGGACTTCGCCTACGTTGTCGTACACGCGCCAAGCTTCGCCCTGCCACAGATGCGACATGGACGACCGTTGCCGGGTGATCTCCAGTTCCGTCTTCGTGAACCGGACTTTAGCGGCGGCAGCGGTCAGCGGGCGGGCAGCGGAATAGGGGGCCGGCTTAGCCCGTCCCTCTTTCTCCTTGCCCCAGGCCACGGGCCGTCACCTTCCGCTGGAACTCACGTTGAGCGGCACCCTCACGGATGTCTGTGATCCACATCGTAGCGGCAGCAACCGCTAAACCCTCCGTTACCGGGTCAGGGAGTAGCTGTGTCGCGGCGGCAGCCCACACTGCGACACAGGTGCGGCACGACAGAAGGTACGCCAGCCGTGTGCCGGGCCAGCGGCCGGTCACCCGTTCGCGGACGGGGCGGGTGACCTCGTCGGCGACGACCAGCTCTGTGAGCCGCCACGCCGCGACCGCCCGCACCACCGTCCGGGACACGTTCATGCGGGCAGCTCAAAGACGGTTCGGCACCGGCATCCAGCGATCTGCGCGAGGGGCGCTGCAGGGTCGCCCGGGCGTTGCAGCTTCGTGCCGTCCGGTGCCAGGAACGGGCGGCCAAGTTTCTGCCGCTGATTCTCCATGCCGGCATGTTGCGGACGCACGTGGGAGTCGGCGCGGGTCCGCCACCGCTTCGCGACCGCCCCCAACGCGACCGCGACAACCTCGCGGACGGCCTCGCGTACGTACGTGGTCAGGGTGCGGGCGATCATCCCGGCCGATGATTCGGCCTCGGTCCGGCCTATCGCCTCGGACCTGCCAAGACCCAACTTGGCGGCGCGGTCACGGACAGCCTCAGCCAGCCAGTCAGCGGTGTGCCGTTCCACCTGCGGTAGTAGGCCCTTGACAGCCTGGTCGGTGACCTGTGCTGCGTCAGCGGCGTCGAGACCGGCCGCGCCTGCAAGGTCGGACGCGGACCGTTCCATGAACATCGACAGCAACCCGGACAGCCGCGCTTTCGTGAGCGCAAGGAACGGTGCGGTCACAGCGGCCGTAGCGAGCAGCAACACGAGCGCGGCAGCAAGTACCTCCTCGGTGTGGTCGCGGTCCTGTTCGTCCACACCATCCACCGTGTCAGCCACGCAGTGACCTTACCGACACGACGCCTGCGCCGGGCTTAGCGCGCAGCTCGGCGGCATGTTCCGGGGCAGACTGAACTCGTCACGGTGTCCAGTCCCCGCACTCGATGCAACCCGTGAACGCCGCCACCGTCGATACCCCGGCATCGCCGAGATACGTCAACGGCACCCGCACACCCGTGGGCGCCTCACAACGACCGCACCACACCCCGAGCCCTGGAGTGCCGTAATCCAGCCGCACCACCGGCACCTGCCCATCCGCGTCCAACTCAACCCGCGTCATCCTCAGCCCCTCCGCCCATACGGTGGTTGTCGGCAAGTTCCGCGTCCCGTACAGCCGCCCACCACTCCGGGGCGTCCCCCATCGGGATGTCCGCGAACACCGGGCCGCCGACGCTAGAGGTGAGCATCAGACACAACACGTCACCGTCCGTGCATGCGTATAGCGACCCGAGCCGGTCGAGGTAGTCGACCTTACGGCCAGACCGCACACAAGGACTGACCGTCACCCACCCATCAGGGGCATAACCGCTGGTCATCATGTCGACCCCCGTTCGCCCTCGACCAGTTGAGTGGACATCACTGACAACCTCCCCCGTAAGAGTTGATTAGGAGGACGTCGTCCTCGTCGTCAGGATCGATGTCGAACCAGATGTTGTCGTCTTCGGCGGGGTGACGGAACTGAACCCCACCCGCATTGACGTAGTCCGGCTTGATGTTGTGCCTAACCTGAAACAGGTCGTACTCCGCGAGGGCGTCGAGTAGTCGGACGGCTTCGGCCAGGGACGACACGGACACCAGGAACGGCTGCATAGGGACCTGAGGCACCCACCAGACCCGGAACTCTCCGGAAGTCGTCACTGGGGTCCTCCGTTCAGCGGCACGGGCGGCGTCCGCGTTCACCACGAACTCGACTCGATGCGCTCTACGAGGATGATCTCCAGGGCGTGCGCACGGGGTGCGCTCATCCACTCGCCCACGGGGCGGTAGCCGTGGTTGACGATGTGAGCCTCCACATCCGCTTCCCACTCGCCGCCGTCCGCGTCGTACACGCCGATGTGGCTGCGGCCACCGTCGTCCACCAGGAATAGATCTCCGTCCGTGCCGTAGCACACGTGCAGGGGTCCGCTCCGCACGTAGCCGACGCCCTCAGGAATCTCGATGATGCCAGTTCCCGGGCACGTGTCGCTGTAGCTTTCCAGCCACTCGTCCTGAGTAGCGGGACGCAACTGGATCTCTCCGTTGCTGTCCTGGGTGGTGATGACCTGGATCATCGTGCCCCACGATGTGGTCTCGTCGCTCATGACTTTCTCCGATTCGTTGTCTGCCTGACAACCCCAACGATACACCCCACGGGCGGCACGTCAAGGGGGTTATGAGAGTGTGGTGTTGATACGCCGCCGGCCCGGGAACAGGTCCACATTCCCCAGCGACGCGCCACACCCGCAACCACCCGACTTCCCCACCACAACCACACCATCATCCGTGGCCAGCTCGAACGCCGTCCTCACCGAACCCGACCACCCTGTCAACGGATGCTGAAACACCACGACCGGACCCCCCGACGTTTGCCGCCACAGTTGCAGCACCCCGTCAGCGACCACCGCCCGCACATTGCTGTAAGTGGTGCCGCCTGAAAGTGCGGCGTCAGCGGGGAACAGATCCAACGCCACGATCACGTCCGAGCTGTCACCAGCCGTCACAGCGCCGCCCCCTCTAGACGGTGGCGGGTGTCGGGTTCGAACCGACGTAGGACTGAACCGGCGGTTTTACAGACCGCTCCCTTTGACCACTCGGGCAACCCGCCTCGCGTCATCACCGTGCACGCCCCCGCTCATTCTGTGGCCTCCCAAACCGGAGCCACGCATGGCCCATGCCCAAGTCGCCGGTACGAGGCCCCAGCGCCGGCCCGTCCACAGCAGCCACTCAACCCCCAGAGACACCACGAAGATGCCGGCAATGACCGGCCACTGCCGGAGGACCCGGAACCCGCATGGCGAACACGAGCAGCATCGTCAATGATCCGATCAGCCCCCACACCGAAGCCCACATGACGGTCATAGCCGCTCCTCGTAGATCCAGGACGGTTCCTCGCAGTGTTGCTGCTGGTGAGCCTCGCTCCATCGTCGCCGATTCCTAGCTCGTTCTTTGCGGCGGCAGTCCCAGCGAGCGACGACATCCACGAACCAAAACCAAACCACGGTCCCTACCGTCATAGCCGGTACCAACCATGCCCAAGTGATCATCAGCCGAGCCCCGATCCGGCCGCCGCAGTCACGGTGTCCAGTCCTCACCCATCGCGGCCCGGTGGCCGTCGCCAGCGGCGAACGCGTCCGTGGCGTCGGGGAACCGGTCCGACTCCCACCGGCCACACGAGCATGATGCGGTGTACACGACCGGCTCACCGGCGAAGGGGCGGTCCGTGCGGACAGCGGTCGAATGCCCGCGGCCCTCCAAATGCGCCGCACCCGCGCCGCACGCCGCGTAATAGCCGTCGACCGGGCCGGACACCCACCCGCACCGGCACGACGTCTCGTACGTGAACTCGCCGCCCGCGTCGGTCGTGCCGTGGGTCTCGACGTAATGCCGCGTCACAGTGCTCACGACTGCCCTCCCTCGTCGGGCAGACGAAGCACCTCGATAGGGCGCCCCCACCAATTCGTGTTCGCGTCTTCGCCGTGACCGTCAGAGCTGTACTCAGCCCAGCCAGTCGCGGTGCGTACACCGACATCTCCTGCGCAGTCGATGATGAGCGCACCCACGGGCAGACCGGCCAGGCGAGGGCGGTCCTCTTCCGCCTCGATGACGTCACCAACCTTCAGCGGCGGCGGGGGCGGATCAATACGGATCAGTACGGCGTCAACAGGCAGCACGAGACTGGTGGCGCCCATGCCCACTATGTGCCTGGTGCCGACCACGTGGCCGCCAGTGGCGTTGTAGCCCAGTGTCACGCCCGCGTACGTGGCTGTGAACTCGACGCGCACCCGGTCGCCGGGCTTCAACTCGGTCATGATTCGACCTCCATAGCGCAGCACTTGCCGACCGCGCCTTCGAGACGCTGCGACCACGCCGCCAACCCGCCGTCACGGATCGGCCCCTCGCACGCCGCGCACACCCCCCGCTCGACGGGCAGCCACGCCACCTTCGTCGGGGCCGGGTCGTCATCGATCAGCCGCACCGTCGGCTCGTCGGCGTCGAGGCCCACCTCGTCGGACAGGCCCCGACAGATCGAGCATGTCGACCGGCCGTCGAGGACCTCCATGTCGTGCCGACATCGCGACGCCAACGTCTCTGTCCCGTTCATGACCGCCCTCCCTCGCCGGTGTGCCGCGCCGCCATGTGCTGCGGCAGGTCGACACCTTCGTGCGCCCACCGGCCACACAGCGGGCATCGCACCGCATGCCAGCCGGCCGTGCCTGCGGCATGCCGGGCGACGTGACGACGAACGCCGCGCACACCCATCTCGATTGATCTGTGCCGCCCGACATACACCGTCGTACGGTCCGGGTCGGTGTCGCCCCAACGGACCTGCCCCATCGGGATCACCGTCGTGGGTGCCTCATCCACCGTGATCACGGCGTGCCACCGCCTATACCCCCGTCATCAGGCATGCGCAGAACCTTGACCGGCAGAGACACCCACCCATAGCCGACATCACGTGCCGTACCCGGCCACAGTTCGATGCGGACCCGTCGACCCGCCTGCACCTCCACGACATGGCTTTCCCTGTCCACAAGCAGTGTGCCGGGCTGCAGAAGGTCCAGCCCCCACCGCTTCGTGATGACGTCACCTACCGTCGGCATCTCATCCTCGACCAGGTCGGTCTGCGCCGTGTTTCCAGTGGGCCGGCTGATTACCTCGACAGGCATGTCGAGGTAGCTGAGCGGCCGATGCCTGCCGCCCGAGTGAGCCATCCGAACGCCGGCCTCTACCGTCCCGATATCGCCGCAGGCGTCTCTCACCACAGCGCCCAGCGGCAACGCCTCCAACCCGGCCAGATCGTAGATGAAATCACCCGGTTCGCTGGTCATCGGTGGTCCCGGACAGCGAGCTGGTAACCGGCGACCACAGCCCCGCCGATAATCACCATGAGGAAATAGGGAGGGGACGCCGCTGCGAGTACGGCGGTGAATCCGACGATGAACAGCGCCGCGAGGAACGTTGCGGGTGCCCAGTTGGTGCGGTGGTTCTGCCTGATGCTCATGCCTGCAATCCTACAGGTTCTTGCCGCCTCGTCAAGGTACTAGAAGCCGAGACCACCCGACACCGCAAGCCACGTCACGCCACCATCAACCGTCGTCAACCGCACCACATCCGTCTTCGCCGCCACCACCGACAACGTCGGCACACCCACCGTGCCCCACCGCACCGACCCGGGCCACGTCACCAGACGTGCCCCCGTCGCGTCCTGCACCAGATACACCGTGAGCTGACGGAACAGCCCCGACGCCGGGCTAGTCAACGTCACCACAACCGGGGACCCCGTCAAAGTCAACTTCTGCGCCGGACCGTTCACCGCCAGCATGTCGCCGGTACGAAGCCCCGACGCTGGCCATGTCGTAGGCCCGGCTCACCGACCGTCCGGACGGCTGCCGGGGTTCCTTCCCGCCCGCTCAACGCGGGGGGCATCGCTGAGTCTACCCGAACCGTGCACCGGGGCGCGACCCGCCGAGAGCGCCCCCGATCCCGGACGGCAACGCCACCGCCGGTCTGCCGAGGATTTGCGCTTTCGCGACGGGGTGTCCGAGCAGCCTGTCCACAGCCTGCGTCAACGTGTCCACCCTGTCATCGTTCGCGCTGTTCGGGAAAACAGCGCATTCCTCTATCAAACCCTCCGTGTACGACGCGGCAGCGGGGAGCCACACGTTCCCGCCTTCCACGTACGGCAGCACCGCGACCGCGCGGGCGTACTTGCCGTCTCGCGGGTTGACCGGAATGAACCCGGGGATTTCGCGGCGGAGGTAGTCGATCACGGCGGCGCCGTTCGCTTTCTCCTCCACCACCTTGCCTGCGGCCTGCGGCCATTCAGCGGTGAGCCGGCGCACCGCGTCGACGGTGGCGACGAACCCGAGCCGGGCATGCACCTGATCCAGCAAATAGACGTCAGTACCCCACCTGCCCCACACCTGACCGCACACGAAGTCGGACGCTTTGGTGTCTTTGAATGCCATGTCCCAGGATTGGATGATCTCGTCTGCGCCTGCGGCCCACATGGTGCCGTCGTCGCGGCGGACCGCTCTCGGCGTGTCGTAGAGGCGCCAAAACTGCCGCTTCAACAGGGCACCTTCGGCGGGTGCGGGACGGCCCTGATACAGCGACCCGAACGTGCGGGGTGATGTTCGGCGAATGTCCTCCCAGTCCGGTATGCGGTTCCCTCGCGCTGACTGCATCCATTCCCCGGGTTCACGACCCAGCGGATCGGTTTCGCCTTTCTCTGGCCGGTGGTCGGCTAGGGCCGGGATGTTCAGGACATCCCATGTGTTGCTTTCGCGGTCGATCAGCCGGCCTGCCAGGTCGTCTGTGTGCCACCGTGTTTGTATGAGCACGACCCATGCGGCGATGGAGAACCGGGTTTTGGCTACGTCGGTCCACCAGTCCCAGACGGTGTTGCGGTAGGCAAGGGAATCGGCTTGATGCCGGTCTTTCACTGGGTCGTCTATTATGAGCCCGTCCACCCGGCGGCTGGTCAACGCCCCTCCGATACCGACCGAGTACATGCCGCCGTCAGATCTGTCTAGCACCCACTCGTTCGCTGCTGACGTGTCATCGCGGACCCTGAGCCCCAACTCAGGATGCCCCTTGATGTCGTTGCGGACCGCGCGGCCCCACCTGATAGCTGTGCGGGCCTCGTAAGAGGCGACAGCAAGCTGAATGTCAGGGTTCCGGATCAGCGCCCACAGAGGGAACGCCCGGGACGCTCGCTGGCTTTTACCTTCCTGCGGGCTGATTGAGATGATCAGGCGTTTAGGGCCGGCGCCGTTGAACATCGCGACCAGTTTCCGGTCGATTAGTTCCAGCGCGGGCGTTTGTTTCACGCCGGGGTCGAGTGCCTGCGCCAACGCCCCCGGTGTCGCCGCGTCCTTGACCGCGACCCGGTTGCCTTCCAGCTCGGACGCGGCCAGCTCCCACACCGAGGCTCCCATACCGCATCACCCCACTTCGTTGCCTACGATGCCGGTGCGCTGGCATATCTGATTACCGCATCTGGCCCGCGCTCGGGCCGGGTCGTGCCTACGATGCCGGCACGCAGGCCGCATCATCAGTCACCACGCGTCGCCGGTATGAAGCCCCCGCGCTGGCATGGACCGCCCGGTGCCCCTTCGGTGACGTCGCCAGTATGAAGCCCTGACGTCGGCAAGAACCCTTGCAGTTTACCGTACCGTCAAGCTCCCGTCGCCACCCGCCGCCGCGCTCGCTGTATCAGCGTCGCCCACACGACCCGGGAAGGAGTGCCGAATTTGTATATCACGCGTCGCCCGTATGAACCCCGGACGCTGGGCACATCAAACAGGTTCCCAGCCCACGGCCTCGGTCCGGGTCAGCCATCACGCCGTCAACCTACCCGCCGCAGACGCGGCACCAAGCATCAACACCGTAGCCGAATAGTCCTGATCGTAAACCTCGCCGCACCCGTCACACGGCACCGCCGCCGCCGCCCCGTACCTGTCATCGACCGGGTTCACATGCCCGCACCGCGCATGTGTGCGGGTCAAACCGGCATGGGACACGACAGTGACAGTGACACCTTCCCGTGCCGCAGCCGCCCGCACAGCGTCACGTAGACCGCCTGGTGCCGCATCGACACGTTGCCGCCCAGGCACAGCCGCCACAGCCGCAGGCACCGACGACTCGTCCGGGTCGCTACGCCTGGCCACCGCAGCCAGATCGGTGTCGTCTAAAACCAGCTCACCTGCCATGCCCGCAACCCACGCGGCGAACCGTCGCCACGCGTCGTCGCGGCGGCCGATGGTCTTGTCGCGGCCGTGGGCCTGCGTCTCCCACACCCGTCTGTCCGATCGGCGCCACGCCTCCACATCAGCGAGCAGCCCCGTCATGTGCTCGTCCATCGGGCGGCCTTCGTGGAGGGTGGCCCACCTGCGGGCCATGCCGACGAGACGCCCCGGGGAACGCCACCGCGCCACATCCCCGCCGGCCACCTGGTAGTCGACGCCGGCGTGGTCCTGTTCGATCGGCGCGTCATGCTCACCCAACCAGCCGACCACCCGGGCCTTGACCTGCTCAAACGCGACATCGCGGCTCGACTGCACCACGGCCGGTCGGGCAGCATCGTCACGCCACCGCGCAGGCAACACCACCGTGCCGGACCTGTCCGTGTTCACCCGAACAACATCCCGCAACGTGTCCGGCACGTCGACCGGGGAATCGGCCCGCCACACAGCAACCCGCACAGCACCAGCACCGTCCAAACGTCGCCACCCCACATGCACCGCCACCTGCGGACCGCCGAACACAGGCGACGGATCAGCCACGCGGGCCGTGACCGACAGCGTGACCCGCTGCCCCCCTGCGACACGACGCACCACCAGTTGCGCCCCGGTGATATCCGCGTCGGCCGGTAGCATGCGATGCACGATCACCGGCAGCTCGGCATGCCGGCCGGCTCCGTAAGCCCACAGAGCGACTCCACGCCCCGCGCGGCGCTGGTCCGCCCGCGACATGCTGGTGAACACGACAGGGTCGGTCCACGGCAGGCGGAACGTGTTCCGCCACTTCCCCGCACCTTCGCTGATCACGTCGGGTGACCTCGGCGGGTCCGCAGCCAAGCGCTGCAACTGCACCGTCAGACGACCGGAACCGTCCCACCTGTGATGCCGCAACTCAGCCGGCCTACCAGCCTTCCGGGCAGCGAACACCCTGCTCACCGCGACACGATGCCGGTCAGTAACGTCGTTCCATGTCGCCCAATACAGGCCACGGGTTTGCACGTAGTCGGCGTAGGTGGCTTTCACAGCCGCCCGGTGCCCGGCGATGACGGCCTGCTCAGCCGTTTCCGCTGCCACGCTGATCGCGGCCACAGCGGCCTTCCGGGCGGTGCGTGCCGCCTTCACCTCGGCGCGTGCCGCCATGAGTGCGGCGCTGGACGCGACGGTCCGCGACCGCGACTGTCTGCGTTCCACCGCAACGGCCTCGACCAGACGGACAGCGTCCGCCTCAGCGGCGGCAAGAACCTCCTCAGCGGCAGCGACCTGCGGGTACGCCGACCACACCGCCCGGACAGCTGCCTCGCGGGCGTGTTCCAACGTGACGAGATCCTCGCGGAGGTCATGGGCCATGCGGAGCTGTTCCCGCAAACCGTCCGGCAACACGACCCGGGAAGGGGTGCCGAACTTGTACACGGTGATCATGTCGTGGAGCCGAGCTGCTGCCTGGCGTTCATGTTCATAACTCCACCATAAACCAGTTCTTGCCATACCGTCAAGACCAATCACACCGCGTCGTCGGTACGAAGCCCCGACGCTGGCCACCCCACCCAACCACTCAGCTAGTCGCTGGTACGAGGCCCCAGCGCCGGCCCGTCCCACGGCGCCGAGCTGGAGGTCGCCCGTATGAACCCCGGACGCTGGGCACATCAAAGCCCCGTGGTGCCTACCCGGCCAGGCCGGACAGCGGACCGTTTCCACGGGGCGATACCACAGCGTATACACGTTGCGCTTGTCTCGCCGATACCAAGCCCCGGCACCGAATGATGCGCATCATCAGAGTCGCCCACACGATGCCTGGACGCGGGCGTTAAGCTTCCTACCGGATCACGATTCGCTTGTCGCCGGTACGAAGCCCCGACGCAGGCAGCCGCGCACCGTGCAGGGCTGCGCCGAGTCGCGGATATGACGCCTCCGCGCTGGCGGAACCCGCTTAGCGGGTACTTCGCTCAGTGATTAGCCGAGATCCTCGGTACGCGCTGAATGTAGTCGCCAAGGACGGCCAGGATTTTCTGATCCGTCATTCATGGTACCCCATTCCCAGGGCAAGTGTCTACCCTCAGGTTCCGCTATCACAGCCGCGTCGTCGCCGCGCGCGATACGGTCAACCGCCGCCGCATGCCGTTCCCACGCGTCATGCCGTTCCCACGCGTCAGCAGCAGCGATAAAAACCTCACCCACCGCCCGCGCGTCCGGGCCGGGCATGTCTGCGCGCATACGGCCGTCAGGCCCGATCACCTGCACCCTGATCACGAGCATGCCGTCGCTGTCACGTCTCAGAACGCTGCCCGACCAGTGGACAGCGCCGACCGAGCCGTCACGGATGACGTCCGGTTTACGGCGGGAGAACCACGACCGCCACGCCCTCATCGGTGAGCTCGAACATGGCCCGGCTCGACCGGGGTTTCGGCCGGCCATACCGGCTTGGTGACATCCATACCTATTCTCCGGACCGTTCTTTCTACAGTGCCGGCACTTCCGGCACCGAATGCTGCCGCATCATCAAACCCTCGATCTGCCACTGCGTCGCCGGTCGCAACCCCCACGCATCCACCCCCACATGCACCTGCCGGCCGTCCGTGACCTGCACCGCCGAATGGGTGTGTCCGTGCAGCAACCAACCCCCCAGGTCGGGTAGCCGCCACTGCGCCGCCGTATCCACAGCATGCCCCTCAGCCGCATGGCGGCCGTCCTGCGCATACGGGAAGTGGGACAGCAGCACCGGACCCGTCACCTGCTGACCGTCCACCCGCAGCGTCGACATGCGGAGCCGCGCGAACGGCTGCACCGACGCGAACACCGACAGGTACCGGGCCTGCCATTTCCACGCCCCCCGGTGCATCGGATGTACCGGGTCGTGGTTGCCGGCCACGAGATGCTTAGCCCCGGGAAGCGCCCCGATTTGGTCGAGGACCGTGTCCACCCCGCCCGACGAGGACGTGACAGCGACGTCGCCGAGGACCCACACAGTGTCTTCCGGTCGCACCACCAGTGCCCATGCGGCAGCTATCGCTGCGTCGTGTGCTGCGGTGTCGTCGCCGAAACCGCGTAGCTCTGCGACGAGTCTGTGCCCGAGGTGCAGGTCAGATGTGAACCATGTCGTACCCATGCGCATCTGCTCTCATGGCTTTGCTGTCGCCCCTATGAGCCCGGGACGCTAGGAAGAGATACCGTCCCGGTCAACAGCCGGAACCGCGCCAGCACGCTCCCGCTCATCCGCCTCGAACGCCGCAACCACCTGCGCGCCGATACGGCCACGACCGGACACCTCATGCCCACGCGCCTTCGCCCACTCACGGATCGTCCGCGTCCGTGCAGCATCCGGGCGCCGCTTACCTGCAGCGCTCTTGGCGCCACTACTGCGGGGCACAGACGTCGACACCTGCCGACCGGCCTTGACCGCGTGATCCGTGTACGACGCGAAGTTCTTCCGCAGCAGCTCCGCGTTCGCAGCGGAAAGGTCGATCGTGTACCGGGCACCGTCCAAACCGAACTCGACCGTCTCCGCAGCCTCCGACCCGTCGATGTCGTCAACGATCGTGATGTGCACCTTCTTAGCCATTATCAATCAACTTCCTGATAGGGGTTGTTGGGGCCGTCAACGGCCGCACCGCGAAGGGTAGCGCATTCATGGCCGCCATACCTGGTCGTAGTCGGAGCTTCACCATCATGCGTCCACTCCATACGCCGCGTCGCGGGCACGCCGCAACGTCTTGATCAGCCGATTAACCTCATCACGAGACAACACCGGAGACCACACCATCCTTCGCACGTCACGATCCCCATCCGCGACAGCAAGCAGATGATTCGGGTCGGCCTCGAACGCAACCTGCACCTTCTCGCCGTTCGGTGTCCACCCGACATGGACGGCGGGGTCATGCCACGACGTGTCCTCGGTCATGTTCGGGTGCAAGCCCTGATCGAGGTTCGGATAGTTGATCTGTTCTCGCGGCATCACGCCACTACCTTTCCGTCGTATCTGTCGATGTTCGATTGGATTGGGGGTCTGGGGGTCCGTCCAGTTGCCTTCTGCTTCCCGCAACGCCCTCTTTCCGAGCGCGGGTGAAACGGCGTACTACCCCCGCGTTACCGGCCACTCGACCCCCAAGCAAGCATCAGCGACCAGGCTCCGGTAGCACCTGATCCCAGGGTGAGCTTGCCGCCGCATCCCAACTGTTCCACACCGGCCGGCTCAGGTTGGCTGCTGTCCATGAGCTGCCGAACGTCCGCAGGTGTCGCCGTGCCCTCGGCGAGGGCATCCCACAACGCTGCCCGCTCACGACGGACCCGCCTACGCGACCTCACCATCAGTACCGGATGACAGTGACCGCGTTGTCGTAGAGGATGTCGTCCGTAGTCCACGGCACTCGGTTCAACGCATAGTCCTCGGGAGCATCCACGACCACTAAACGGGTCTGGCTCACGTAGTTGTCCGGAGCACCACCCATTGCCTGATCCAGTTCGTATGCGGTGACGTTGGTAGTGATGATCATGTCTTCGTCTCCGATCCGTTCGTCTGCCTGACCCCACCCACTTTACTCTCCGCCGTTGGCATGTCAAGCGGTGGCGGGTAATACCTGTCCTCCCACGCCTGCCGCCCCTGCATCGCGCCAAGCGACGTCCCCAAATGATGCACACGAACCGTGTCACGAGGCCACGCCCCACCACCCGTCATCGCATACGCCGGATGCACCGGCAAACCATGCACATACAGATACGCGAACACATCCGCCGTAGACCACCGGAGAATAGGGCGACACGTCCGCGCCGTAGCCACCCCATGCACACGCGCGGACGTATCCCGGACACCGGACTCGGCGGCGCGGACCCCCGTCACGCGACGGCCGAAACCAGGCAACACTGTGGGGATGAGCGCGAGCTGATCGGACACCGGGTCAGGCACCCACAGCTCCACATACCGGGCCGGATGATCACGCAAGTAGATGTCGCGGACGAGGGCTGAGTCAGGATCAGGGCGCCGCCCAGGGTGGGTGGTGTGCAAATGCAGCAGCGGCAGACCCAAGCCGTGGGCGAGGTGCGCCACCACAACAGAGTCCTTACCCCACGACGTGGACAGGTAGCAGCCGCCGGCTGCGGCGAACTCCTCCACAGACCTGCGGGCGCGGGCGGCCATACCGGGCAGGTCCCGGATACGGGCGTGTAGCGCGTCGGTCTGCTCGGCTGCATCCCACGCGGCCAAGTCGGCGGCGGTATGGGAGCGGCTAGGCAGCAGCATCGGCAGGTGCCACCACCCACGGGGCGATCACCGGCCGCAACGGTCGGGACGCCGTATGCCCGTCGAACGTCGGCCGCCAGTACGGCGGCCGGTATGTCCATCCGATCGTGTCGACCGCGCAGAGGTTGAGGGTGCGGGCTGCTGCTTGCGGGAGCGGACGGGCCGGGAACCCGGCCGTGGTCCATACGATCCGGTCACGGTCGGGCGGTCCGTGGTCGACCACTTCCCATCCTGTGACGACCCCTTCGCCTTGGCCGCGTCTGCGGCCCACTTGGCTCACGCCGGTCAGGATGTCGCGTATCCCGTCCGGGTCGCCGCACGCCCACCACTCCGCCCGGTCGGCGAGCGTGACCACGGTCGGGGACCGCCACGGCTTGAACCGGCCCGTATCGGTCGACGCCGGTAACGCGTCTACGACACGTTCAGCAGGCACTGTGTCGAACCGTTGATGCCACCAGCGGATGTCCGTGCCGGCGATGCCGGGGAACGCGGCGCAGGTAGCGGCCCACACCCAGGGTCCTTTCAGCGGCAGCAACGCCAACGGCAACGGCTGGACGTGATGGTCCACGAGTCGCCCGTAGGAGCCTGCGAGACGGTCCCGCCGCGCGGCTGCCGCTAGCACCCCGTCGAGCGGTATCGGGAACTGGTCGGTGGTGACCACGCCGTGCGGGAACCGGGCTGTGACATGCATCAGCCGGGCCTGCCCCCATCGGGCAGAGTCCGGGCTGTGGCTCACGCGAACCAGCCCAACGCATCCAAAATGTCGGCCTGGTTGTCTCGGACATGCGCGGTGAACAGGTCCGTGGTTCCGCCGCCGGACAACGCGGCGAGCGCTGTGCCGGCTGTTGTCACCGGGGTTTGGTGCTGCCACTGATGCACGTCCAGCCGTAGCCGGCCGTGGCCGGTCGCGGAACGGCCGCCGATGTGAGCGCCGTCCGTGATCCACGCGTCCAACGCGGCGGCGAGCATGCCCGTCTCGACGGGAGTGACATGCCGTAGCTGCATCCACCAATGCAGCCGGGTTCCGGCCGCGAGAGTTTCGACGCCGTACCGCATCTGCTGCGCCGGTCCGTCGCGGAGGTCATCCTCGACGGCTTTCGCCGGGGCGTCGACGGTGAGTAACTCCCCCTGTGTCGGTGCCAGTTCCTTCGCGGCCGTGAACCCTGCGATAGCGGGGTGGAGCTGCTCACGTTTGGAATCGTCGCGGCGGGTGAACTCCTCGACCTGGATCAGATCCCACACCGACGGCAACGCGGCATCTGCGAAGCCGTCGGGCAGCAGATGCGCTGTCTCTTCACATGCCGGCACCAGTTTCCCCACCGACAGTTTCCCTTCCATGATCTTCCCGGCGCCGGAGCCGCCGAACAGCGACACCACCGGGACGAGCGCGCGGACCTGCGCAAGCTGTCTGGCGCCCAGCGATTTACCCCCGCCCGTTTTGGTGAGCGCACCACCGGACCACAGCAGGTGGAATACCGGGGCCGGCAGTTCCGGGGAGCCGAGAGCACGCCAAAACGTGTGCGCGGCGTGGTCGCGGAGGATGCCCCGTAACGCATTCCCCGACACCACCGGCACGTCCGACACCCCGTCCGGGGTGAGGATTTTCTCTCGCCGCAGGTAGGAGACAGTGCCCCCGGACTCGCCGATGTGCGACAGCGACGACAACAGCGTCGCAGCCCCTTCGATACGGTATGACGCTGTCTCCAGCACACCAGTCATAGCGTTCCTTCCGTTCCGGTCTCGGTTGCCTGGTTGCGGTGACGGTGGAACGCGACACGGACACGCAGACATAACGCCTCAGCGGAGCTGCGCATAGCGCCCAGGACCGCCTGGTCGTCACCGCACGCCAGCGCCAACGCCAACGCCGCACGGTCGTCGGGGTCACGTGGCTGCCCGCATCCCAGAGCACGGGTCATCGACATCCACCATCCGTCCAACGACCGTGACGAGTAGGTGCCTCCGCGTACCTTGTCCGGGAGCCGGTCCCAGTAGGTGAGGGCACGGTCCCCACCCCATGTCGCCCGGTCGCGGCTTTGGTGCGCCACCCCGATCAGCAGCTCAGCGCATTCACGCGCCGGATCGACCCGGCCTATCTCGTCACGTGCCTCGATGAGCACGTCGGCGACGCTCACACGGTCTCCTTCGGTACGCGGGTAGCCCTTGCGGCCACATCCAGATACGGCGGCACACGCCGCCACGGGTCCAACTCCGGCCACACAGCCAGCAGCGTGCGCTGCCCCGCATGAGGGAGCCTGGTCAAGATCGGCCAACGCGGCGCCGGCTCAGCGATCGCGGCCTCGCCGAATCCTGCCGCCCGCACCTCCCGGTACATGGCCAGCCTGTCCACGTCGGCGGTAGTCCACGGCAGACGCCCGTGGTCGGTTATCAACGCGCCCGGTGCCGCCCACGGCAGCAGATGCTTCTGCCCCGACACAGGTACGGTCACGAACCCGGCATCGGCCGGTAACGTCATCAACGCCGCCAGCAGCCCTGCGGGGGACAGTTCCGCCCACTGTCCCCGGATCAAAGCGTGGGGTCGTTGCATCGCCGTGCGATGCCTAAACGCCCAAGCCGCGACCCGACCGAAACCCGCCCCGGCAGCGCCGCGATGCGGCAACAGATCCCATCCGGTGAACAGCTCGGACACGACATGCCGCGTGTCCACGACATCGCCGTAGACGCCAGTGAGCGCGCACACCCCGGTCCGCCACGGCGGTGCAGCACGGGGATGGACAGCTTTGCCCTGCCAGTTCGGTTCAGGGCGTCCCGCCGCATGCCACGCAGCAGCGAGAACACCACCCTCCGTCATTCCTCACCTGAGAACAAAACCGGAACTCTCCCCATACGCCTATGATACCATAGACATATGAGCGACGAGGACACCCAGCAAGTAGCAGTCCGATTCCCCACCCACCTACTCGAAGCAATGGACGCCCGAGCAGCCGCCACCGGCCGATCCCGCCACGCCTGGATCATCCAAGCCATCAGCTACATCCTCACCGAACTACCCGCCGGAGCAACCACCGAACAACGCCGCAACGCCCGCGCCGCATGGGACGACCAACAGCTCTAACCCGCCACCGTCCCGTGATATCACCCTCTGATATCACCGGACGGTTTGATATCACTTCCGGCCGCGAAAGTGATATCACCGACGGCCGGTGATATCACCCCTGCTCAGCGCCGACAGCCCTCAACGTCCGCCCCACCACAGCCCAACGCTCCGGCGTCATCTCCACCCCCATATCCCGCAACGCCGACCTCAACACCTCAGCGATCACCGACGCCTGCCCCTCAGCGACCCTCACCAAACGCTCAGCCACCCCGGCATCGATCGCGGCCTTAGAACACGCGACCAGATGTTTCCGCTCCAGCAGATAGACGCGGAGCCACCCCAACACCTCCGACTCGGCGACGACGACGGAGGATGTGACGTCGGACCAGACTTGCTGGTTCAGCTCCGGGAGGCCCGTGTTTTCGGCGATCCGTGCTCGGACAGGTTCCGTGATACCGGAGAGGTCCCATGCCTGGATGCGTTCCTGGAGCCAGCGGACGATGCCGGCGGAGCGGCGAACTTCTTCGAGGAGGGCTTCCTCTGGGGTGATGGTGGGGAGGTCGATTTGGTAGAAGAGGGCTTGGCGTCGGCGGTCTTGTACGAGGTCGAGCATGCGGAGGGTGGCGGCGTGTTTGCGGCTGTTGGTGTTGCTGCCGTGGTGTTTGGAGCAGTGGCCGTAGCCGGGGTGGTCGGTTTTGTGGCCGGCTGGTAGGTGGCAGGTGCGGTTTTGGGTGCGGTATCCGCATGTTCCGGGGAGGGGTTTTATGTCGGGGTGTTCGGGTTTGTAGTTTCGTAGGGGTTGTGTTGGTTGTTCGTTTGCGAGTCTTTCCGTGAGTGTGTGGTCATCGGTGATCATTTGGTGTCGTGTGTTTACGGGGTGGTCGGTGAGGGTTTCGAGGTGTTGGGCGAGGTTGTGGAGGCGGTGTAGGTATCGGGGGCGGGGGTGGACGTCGCCGAGGTAGGTGCTGAGTGTTTGGGGGGAGATGCCGGTGGTGGTGGCGAGGTCGCGCCAGGACAGTCCTGATTGTTCGCGTATCCACAGCACCAGGTCGGAGGTGGTTGTCATGGGTGTTGCTCCTGGTTGGGGACGTGTTCTCGCAAAGCCGCCGCTATGGCGCGGGCAACGGCGACCGATGCGGCATGATCCATTTCGACCCAGCCGCCCACGTCCCACAACACCCGCCTGATCAATTCGAGCGTGACGTCGTCGGTGGTGTCCACCCGGACGATGCTCGCCACACGGTCGGCGCCCGGGTCGGTGATCTCGGCGAGCCGGCGACGGGCAGCCGTGGCTTCGTGCACAGCGACCGTCAGCCCATCGATCTCGTCGTTGGAGCGGATGAACCGGATGTCGATGCCGAGCATTACGGCGATCTTCGCCGCGTTCGGTCTGGGCAAACGCACGATCGCGGCCTGATGCGGCTTCAACACCGGGTTCACCTCGCCCAGGTCGACATCGAACCCGGCCGACCGGCCGTCCTGGTCGGGGGATGCGGCGCGACGGGCAGCCGTGGCCTCGTGCACAGCGACCGCCAGGTCGTGCTCGGTACGTTCCAGCTCGGCCTGTAGTTCACCGTGCGTCCAGTCGTCATACGGTGAAGCGTCGCCGTCGTCGTAGGGCGCTTCGAAGGTCGAGTCGTAGTAGTCGTAAGTCATGCGGCACCGTCCGTGGTGTCGAGGTCGAGGGGTGAGAACAAGTGGTCGCCGCCGAGTGGGCGGTTGGACCACAGCACCTCTGTGCGGTTGGCCCACGTGCCGCCCTGCCCGGTGAAGGAGGCCATCTCGTGGCGGTGCCAGCCGGCGTAAAGGTCCCGGTCGTACAGGTCGGACGGGTACCCGGACAGGACCACTGCCGCCCGGGCCGCCCGCAATGCCGCAGCGAGGTCGCGGTGTTCGGTGTCGGTGCGCATCTCGTGCCGGTAGACGTTGTCATTCGCCCGCGTCGACCCCAGATACGGGGGGTCGACGTACAGCAGCACATCTGGTGAGGCGCCGTAGCGGTCGATGATCTCCAGGGCGGGGCGGCATTCCAGGCTGACATGGTGCAGACGTTCCACGGCCGGGGCCATGCGGTCGATGTAGCCGGTCAGGTAGGCCGGCATCGGGAAACCCCCGCCGGGCTGGATGTAGTGCCGCCACCCGGTCCGCCGTAAGCTGCCGCTGCGCCCTTGGGTGAGTTTCACCCACACCTGTCGGGCCAACTCCACGTCACTGGCAGCGCCTAGATCGCTCGCGTCGTGTTCAGCGCGGGAATGCGGTGTGAGAGCGCACACCCGAATCAACTCGGCTGGCTGCTCACGCAGAACCCGCCAGAATGTGACTACCGCGTGGTCTAGATCGTTGACCGTCTCCATCGTGCTGAGCGGCTTGGCCAGCAGCACCGCGAGCGACCCCGCGAACGGCTCAACGTAGTGGCTGTGCGCGGGCAGCAGTCCGGCGATCGCCGGACCGAGGGTGATCTTCCCGCCGTGGTACGGCATCGGCGGCTTCACGCGGCGTCCAAAGATGCGGCGCCAGCGAACATATCGGCGACCGTCAGCATGGGGGCTCCGTGTCGAATAGGGCGTCCTGGTCGGGGGACACGGCAGGCGTGTCGGTGCGGTACGTGTCGAGCGCGCCGTCGGTCCGGGCTGATCCCCACGGGTGCAGGTCGGCGCATGGGCACGGCTGCCGGCAGGTGCAGTAGTCGCCGGGGTCCCCGCACATCGCGCAATGCGCGGTGCGCGCATACCAGGTCGCGGCGTCGGCGACGCTCATCTGCGGAGGCTTCACGTCGTCGGCTCCGCGTAGCTCCACGTCACGCTCGGACCCGTTTCTTCAAACCGAGTGACGATCGGAGCGTCACGGCGAGGAGGCTGGCCGCCTTCCCATTCGCCCTGATAGCTATCCTCAACATGGCAACACTCCAGCCACGGCAACACCCAACACGTCGCCTGTGGCACGGACGGGTGCTCGTGGTCGTCGTCCCAGGTCTCACACCCACAGTTGGGGTAGTTGCGGCAATCCGCCGTCTGGTCCCCGTCACAATGGAACGACACGTTGAACGAGTCCTCCGCCCACGTGTGCCAGACGACGCGATGCACAGCGACAGTCATAGCCCCAGCCCCTCCGCGTCCTGTCGGATAGCCGCTACGGACGCGGCATACCGGGCGACCGTAGACGGCCCGTCAACCTCGGTCTCCGTGAGATGCGCCCATCTGTCGGCTGAATCATGCGGCATGCCGTCGTACATGGCCTCATACACGCCACCCACCAGCAACTCGCACGGCACGTTAAACCATGAAGTGGCGCCGACCAGACTTGCGGCGTCCCTGATAGCCGACGCGTGCATCTCACACCCGAGCGACCACGACCCGTTGACCGCGCGCCGAACCGCCGCGACAAGCCCCCCCCAGTGGTCTATCGCATCATAAACGACATAGCGGCGGAGGTCCTCGTAGAACTGGGCACTATCTCGGAGACGGTCCACCTCGGCGCACAAGTCGTACACCAGCCGATGCGGCTTATCTCGCCACGTGTGGGCGAGCGGCCCGACACCGTTCACAGCATGACGGTACCCGTCCACCGATCCCACCTCCGGGGTCAGGGTCAGCTTCTTCACCATGCCGCAGCCGTTCCTGCCGCCGGAGACTGGCGCCAATACCTGACCGGGCGGCGATCCACCACCGACCGCAGATAATCCGACGTCGCCGTGTGCTGCCGCAACGGAACAAACCCGGGAGGCACCATCCCGACCAGGGACACGTATTGCATTGCGTGGTCGGACAGCGACGCCCGCATAACACGCAGCGCCCCCACCGGGTTGTAAAACGACCGCAGCTGCCGGTACAGGTGCAACACGGCCGCTTTGTCCTCGGCGGTCGGTTCGAACCGACGGGCCTCTTGTACTGCTGTTTCCATGTCCAGGTTCTCCGATCTGGCTGGTCTGCCTACCATCCCACTATACGCTACCCGGTCGGGTAGTCAATCTCTGTCCCCGCGTCCCGTGTCCCGGATCGTTTTACGTCGGATGCAGTCCTCGACCGTCACACCGAGCTGGCGGGCCAGCACGGCGGTAGCGAGCACCACATCCGCTATTTCGTCTTCCACGTACTGATGCGGGAGACGCCGGGCGACCGCTTCTTGCAGTTCCCGCGCTTCATCAGTGATGCGTTCGGCACGTGCCATGCCTTTGTCCAGCGCCCGGTAAACGAGCCCACGCGCTGCCAAGTAGCCGGTCAGCATACCGTCTATCCCGGTCACCCAGGATACGGTCTCGCTCATTTTGCTCCTGCCCTTTTATGCGTTTTGTATGATGCGGCTACTTTCGCGAGCAGCCACGAGAGGTACGCGTCGTCGTGGAACCGGGATCGACAATGATCTTTCGTCCGATGACACGTCCCATTATGGCCGGGCCGTTTCAGGCATAGCTCCCGTACCCCCGTGTTGTGGTATCACCGTGATTCCATGTGCTCCGTCTCCACCTGGAACCGACCGCAGTTGGGTGAGTCGCCCTCCCAGCAGCGGCATCGAGGAAGAGTAGCCCGGTAGACCGATCGCTTCCCGTTGACTCGACGGATCTCGTGCTCTCCGACGATCTCCCAGCGCTCTACCGTCCCGTCATGAGCGAGGTAAGTCGTTAGCGTGACCGTGCCGTACCGATACCGGGTCGTCTGCGACGTCGCTGAGGGGTCGAGGGGACTGGGCCACGGGTAAGTCATGTTGTTCATACTTTCGTTTGCCTGCCTGACACCCTCAACGATACACCCCACGGGCGGCACGTCAAGTGACGAGTGACGCGGTCATGCAGCAGACGTACCTGGAGTCGCGGATACGTCGCCTCCGCGCTGGCCTACCGTAAATGCGGGCCGCCCCTGTCCAGGCAGAGACAGGGGCGGCCTTACGAGACGGTGCTCTAGCCGGATCGGAGGTACGGCGAGCTGCTGCCTCACCACCCACTCTACATGATCATGACCGCCACCGCTTGACATGCCAACGGCGGAGAGTAAAGTGGGTGGGGTCAGGCAGACACACGGATCGGAGAAACGAAGATGGACCAGGCCACTACAACGCGTCGATCCACGGAGCGCGACGAGCGCGCTATGGAGATCGAATCATGAAGCAGCAACCTCCTGTGCCGGCGAAGCGCCCGCAAGGACAAATCAACCGCACGTCCAGAGCTCGGCAGGAATGGCGTGCCGCCCGCACAGCCGCAGAACGAAACCGACGCGCCGACAACAAGAGGGGTAAGTAATGGCCACCGACGTCCCGGCCCCCGCGCCGCTGTCCTACCGCATTACCAGCTATTGGCAGCGCAAACGCGGGTCGACGGGCCTGACGCAATGCACCTCAAAACGTCTGAACGCGATCGACGTGCTCAACTGGGTGCTCCATGATCTGCCTGAGGAAGCCATCGGGATCGGGGAAGAGGATGAAACCGGGTGGATCACGGTGCGTCTGCACCTGCCCTCGGTCAATGTCGTATCCCCGCCGCCGCGTAGCGCTGCCGGAGGGTTCTGATGACGGTGGTCACGGTAGTGACTACGGTCGGGGTAGCTGTGGCGGGGGCGTTGATGGTGGTCGGGGCGTGGTGGTCGGGGCGTCGTCGGGATCTGGGCCGGGATGAGTTCCCGTTGTGGCCGCGCGACTAAGCCCACTTGACGTCACTCCTGTGGAGTGTATAGTCATGGGCGTCAGGCAGACACGGAAGCATCGGAGAACCCCAATGAGCGACACATACGTTCGCACAGCAGACGGCCTTATGGCCGCAGTCCAGAACGGCCCGCACCACGCCATCGGTGTCGTGCGGGCCGTCGCGCCTCACGCCCCGATTGAGCAGGTCAACGCTCTCATCGAGTACGTGGCCGACATGATCGCCCGCGCCGCGCTATGGCAGGACGACCCGACTTACGCCCGGGACGTGCTCACCGACCCCGGCGACTGGTTCGGCTCACCTGACGACGAGGCCGACCGGGCGTTACGCGACGCGTACGACGCGGTCGACGCGTTCCTGGCCGCCATCCAGAACGCCGAGCACCGAGGAGAGACCGCATGACCGGCCAGAAGAAGTACTCCTTCTATGATCATCCCGACCACAAGGAGCAGCTCGGGCCGTGGGCTGAGCGGTGGATCGCCAACGCCATGAGCACGCAGCCGGCCGACCGTGACCGGATGACTGCGGCGATGACGGGCCTGTACGAGGCTACGGCCCTGGAAGCGCCGGAGCGGGGGGTGTTCGTGCGGACGCCGATGACGGCGGCTATCGCGGGTGGTGTCGCGGCGGGGGTGTGGTGGCTGCGGGAGAACCCGTCTAAGCATGCGGCCCTGTTCGGCCGTGTGGTGGGGGCGGGGGAGCTGATGTCGGCTATCCCGGTGGCGTGTCGTGTCGCGGTGGCGGCTGGGATGGCGGCGTTGACCGGCGATGAGGTTTCGCCCGTTACCGCGACCTCCGTCGCAACCTCCGTCGCGACCCGCGCCGCAACCTACGTCGCGACCCGCGCCGCGACCGACGACGCGATCTCCGCCGCAACCGACGACGCGATCTCCGCCGCGACCGACGCCGCAACCTACGTCGCGACCTCCGTCGCGACCGACGCCGCAACCTACGCCGCGACCGACGACGCAACCTACGCCGCGACCCGCGCCGAGACCGACGCCGCGACCCGCGCCGCGACCCGCGCCGCGACCCCCAAC